GCAACGTGCCGTTCCGCCAGCAGGAGCAGGTGCTGTTTTTTATCGTGGACCGGCTGCCGATTTTCCGGGGCGGGGCCCTGGACGCCCGGGGTAACGGCCAGTACCTGGCCGAGGTGGCCATGCAGCGCTACGGCGCCGGCCGCATCAGCCAGGTGATGCTCTCCAACCAGTGGTATCTGGAGAACATGCCGCGCTACAAGGCGGCCTTCGAGGACCGGACCATCGTCATTCCCCGGGACGGGGACATCCTGGATGACCATCGGGCGCTGCGGGTGGAGAGGGGTGTACCCAAGGTCCCGGACGGCAAACGCAGCCAGGGGCGGGACGGGGGCCAGCGCCACGGCGACGCCGCGGTGGCCGGCTGCCTGGCCCGGGCGGCCCAGACCCTGACGCCGTATCAGCCGGTGGAACATGAGACAGTGGCGGCCCGGCGATTCAGCGAGATGCGGGGGGCGTGGTGATGAGATCAGGCGCCGTGTGTGTAGATCCGACCGGGGTCTGTCCTAAATGTCAAACTGATTTAATGGACACCGGGTCCTCGCTGTTTTGCGTGATGTGCGGATATAGGGATCATCACCCCTCAAAGTGGTGCTGGTGCGAGCCGGAACTGGAATATGTTAATCCGGAAAACGGGAATGAAGTCTGGGTCCATAGGGAGTCGCATTGACGCAAATCGTTGATCAGTTCGGGCGCCCCCTGGTGGGCCTGGGACCCAAAAAACCGGAAACCCGGGAGATCGCAGCGGTGTCCGTCCGGGACCGGTGGAGCGGCTACCCGTCCGCGGGGCTGACGCCGTCCCGCTTGGCGGCGATTTTCCGGGAGGCGGACTGGGGCAGTCTTCGTACCCAGGCAGAGCTGTTCGAGGAAATGGAGGAGAAGGACCCGCACCTGTTTTCGGTGATGCAGACCCGCCGCCTGGCGGTGCTGGGTCTGGACTGGCAGGTGGATGACGCCTCGGACAGCGCTGCGGATAAAAAAATCGCCAACTTTTGCCGGGAGCAGCTTGAGTCGCTGGATATGGTGACGCTCTGGGGGCATCTCCTGGGCGCGGTAGGGCACGGCTACGCCGGTGCGGAGCTCCTGTGGGACAGCGGCGGCCAGGCGGTGATCAAGGGATTCAACCTGATCCAACCCAAAAACTTCAGTTTCGTGGATTCCCTGATGCCCCTGGTGGTCACCGAGGCCGACTGGCAGGGGGTGGAGGCGCCGCCGTTCAAGCTGGCCTATCACCACTACGCGGCCAAATCCGGCCACGACACCCGGAACGGGGTGCTGCGGGTGTGCGCCTATATGTACCTGTTCAAGAATTACGCTTTAAAGGACTGGGCGACGTTCAACGAGCTGTTCGGCATGCCGCTCAGGCTGGGGAAATACGAGCCCAGCGCCACGCCGGCGGACCGGGAGGCTCTGCGGGCAGCCATCACCGCCCTGGGGACGGACGCGGCGGGGATTATCTCCAAGAGCACGGAGATTGAATTTGTGGAGGCCTCCTCTCGCCTGTCGGGGACGTTCAACCCCTACCAGGTGATGACCCAGTTCTGCAACCGGGAAATGAGCAAGGCGGTCCTGGGGCAGACCCTGACGACGGATACCGAGGGATCCACCGGCACCTATGCTGCGGGTCGGGTGCAGGCGGAGGTGCGCCGGGATCTGCTGGAGGCGGACGCCCGGGCGTTGGCCAACACCACCCGGATGCAGATATTGCGACCTCTGGTGGGGTTTAATTTCGGCTGGGATCGGCCTCTGCCCAGTTTCGTCTTCGTGATTTCGGATTCCCCGGACCTGAAGGCCGACGCCGAGGTCATTGAGAAATTGGCCGGCGTGGGACTGCCCATCCCGGCCAGTCATTGTTATAAGCACTTCGGCATCCCGGAGCCCAAGGGGGGTGAGACGGTGTTGAATGCCCCCGCACCCCAGCCCTCTCCCACCAGGGGAGAGGGAGCAAAAGGCTCGCAGGCGCAGAACCATGAGCGACTTAAGGCTGTTTTGGCGCTTAGGGAGGGGGGACTGGAGTTAATCCCCCAGGACGGTCAGGTTATTGCCATCCATGAGGATCTGGAGAAATTGACACTGAAGGCCCAGGAGGCCTCGGGGGAGGCAGTGGCCCGGATGTTGAGGCCGGTCCAGAAAATGGTCGAGGGCGGGGAATCGCTTACAGCCCTGAGAGACGGCCTGCTGGCGGCCTACCCCGAGATGCCGGCGGAGGACCTGGGGGAGCTGATCTATCAGGCCAGAATGCTGGCCTGGATGAAGGGGAGGTTGTCAGAGTGAGACAGAAGGGCATGGTTAAGTGGTTTAACGATAACCGAGGTTACGGGTTCATCGAGCCGGCCGGGGGCGGCAAGGATATTTTCGTGCATTACACCGCCATCCGGCATGACGGCTATAGGAGCCTGGCGGAAGGGGATGAGGTGGAATTCGAGGTGGTGCAGGGCCGCCAGGGGATGCAAGCCGCCGAGCTGGTGAAGTTATAGGATCGGATATGCCGGAATTCCACGCTGCCGCTGCGTTTAACCAGCCGTTCCAGGAGGCGGTGGATTGGTTTCTATCCAAACAGGAGAAGGTCATGACCAGGGCGCAGTTCGATGCCCTGGCCGCCGCGGAGCGGGCCCAGGCCTTCACTGCGGCCTACGTCTATAAGGCGGACGAGTTGCAACGGGTATATGACGCAGTGCAGGGGGCCATTGAGAAGGGGCAGACCCTGAACGATTTCAAAAAGGCCGTCGCGGATATCCTGACCCGGCCCTGGCACCGGGAGACGGTGTTTCGGACCAACGTGCTCGCCGCCTATGGCCGGGGGCATTGGGATCAGGCCCAGGCCACCAAGGGGGCCCGGCCTTATGCCAGGTATTCGGCGGTGATGGACGGGCGCACCCGGCCTCGGCACGCGGCGCTGCATGGGCTGGTTTATCCCCTGGATCATCCGTTTTGGAAATTGTATTGGCCGCCCTGGGATTACAACTGCCGATGCGCGGCCATCACCCTGAGCCAGGCGGAAATTGATCGGGAGGGGCTGAAAGTCAGCCAGGACCTGCCCCCGGCGCCGGGGCCTCGTAACAATTTCGTATCACCCGCAGCGGGGAACTGGCAGCCGGATTTGGGGAGGTATCATCCAGCCCTAAGACAGGAAGCGATTTTGGGGTTGCCCAAAAGCGCCCTTAAACCAGAGCATTTGGAATTACTGCAAACCCTCCTGTGGGCACAACAGGAGGGCGGAATTCCCGGCTATGCCACATGGGCAAAGTCAGTATTAGAGAGGGGTCAACCCCGCGGGGAGATATATCCAGTAGGCAACCTACCTAACTGGGTTATGGATAAGCTGGAGCAGAAACCACAACTTGCCCTGGTGGTCATCAATGATCATGTAATGCTGCATCTGGCCAGAGATGTAAAGAGGTTGACGGGGAGGACGCTATCTCCGGCGGAATTAATGCAAATTCCAGAAAAGTTTGTCTCATCTGAATGGTTTTTCGACACCCAAGACCCTGCGGTATTGATGACCTGGGTGCGGCAGGCTGACACCTGGATAAAAGTGGTAATTCGTCTTGATCAAAGGGTCGGTAAAGGGGTAACCAACCGCATAGTTTCTGCTGGAACTGTTAAAGGGCACAACATCGAGGTGGCAATAGGTATGAAAAATTATAACAGGCATGGGAGGACGCCCCTTCCCTCCATTGGCTTATCCGCTTTGCGGAAAAACCCGACTCGCCCGAGCGAATTTTCGAGTCCTCATGCCTGCTTTGATTAAAAAATAAGTCAATTTCTTAAAGAAGTCAAGCAAGAGGGACATGATGAATCCTATTATTGCCCTGATAGCCCTGGAAACCGCCGGCCAGGCCCCGGAATGGGTCCGACTGTTGCCCCTGGGGGAGGTCACCCTGGGAGACGGCCGGGAAGGATTCACGGTGGACGAAGCCGCCTTGGCAGCGATCGCCGCGGGATTCCGGGAACGTGGCCTTGATCTGGTGGTGGACTATGAGCACCAGTCCCTGTCCGGAGAGAAGGCCCCGGCGGCCGGCTGGATCAAGGAGTTGGAGGCCAGGGGCGACGGCCTGTGGATGCGGGTGAAATGGACCGAGACGGCCCGCCGCCACATCACCTCCAAAGAATACCGCTATTTTTCCCCGGTGCTGCGCATAGAGCCGGAAACCCGCCGGCCGGTGCGGCTGCTGCATGGGGCCCTGACCAATACCCCGGCGATGAACGATTTACTGCCCCTGGCAGCGAAGCTGGCGATCCTCAGGCCCGCCGCGGCCTGTGCCGCCGGCTACTCATTTCAGGAGGAGAATGTCATGAAAAAGCAGCTTATGGAGTTGTTGGGGATCACCGGGGAGCAGCCGGATGAGGAAATCCTGTCTCTGGCCGACGCCAGGCTGAAACTGGCCGGGGCTCTGCCGGAGATCGGCGAGATCCTCTGGTTGCCGGCGGCGGAAGCCACCCCGGCCAAGATCAAGGGGGCCATCCTGGCGCTGAAACAGGGACAGGACGCCCTGGCCCGGGTGCAGACCGAACTGGCGGGTCTCAAGTCCGACCTGGCGGCCCGGGACGCCCAGGCCCTGGTGGATGAGGCCCTGAAGGCCGGGAAAGTCACCCCGGCCCAGAAGGACTGGGCCTTGAAGTATGCCCGAGAAGACGCCGAGGGCTTTAAGACCTTTGTGGCCCAGGCCCCCAAGGTGGTGCCGGTGAACGAAGGACTGAAGTCCCCCGGGACCGGCGGCAACAAGGGCGCCGGAGGGCTCAGCGAAAACGAGCAGATCATCTGCACCCAACTGCTGATCAAACCGGAAGAATTCCTGGCCGCCAAGGCCGGATAACAGGAGGAATAGACGATGACGGCCTTAACGGCAGACCGAGACACGGAATACCGGGAAGGGATTTTACAGCAGTTCCCGGTTAAAGCGTCCACCAAGATTTATGCGGGGTCGCTGGTATGCGTGGAGGGCTCCAGCGGCTATGCGGAGCCCGCGGCCAATACCTCCGGGCTGCAGTTTGTGGGGGTGGCCACGGAAACCGTGGACAACAGTTCCGGCTCCAACGGCGACCTGTGGATCACGGTGCGCCGCAAAGGAATTTTCCGTCTCAATGCATCCAGCATCACCCAGGCGATGGTGGGCGACATCATGTACGCCATCGACGACCAGACCTTCGATGAGACCGGCAGCAACGGTGTCGTCGTGGGCCGCCTGGTAAGGTATGTCAGCGCCACGGAGGGCTGGATCGACATCGGCGAGGGGGTGTATCCCAGCGCAGTGGCCGCTGCGGGCTCGGTATCCGTAGCCGATGCCGGCAGCCTGTTTTCCATCGACACGGTGGAAGCCGCCCTTGCACAGTTGGGTACCAGACTCCAAAAGGACAGGATTACCCCCATTGCGTTGACCCTGGAGGACGGCACGGCCCTGACCGCCTATACCGCCGACCCGACGCCTGGCTGGGCGCAGTTGAGCAACAAAGAGGTGGTGCTCAAATGGGGCAGTCATGCCACTCCCGGCAAGATCGCGGCAGTGTTTACTCTGCCCGATGACCTGGATGGCTCGGCTAATGTGGAAGTGCACGCCCTGGTGGCCATGTCCGGGGCCACCGATACTCCGGACTTGGTGCATGAGGCCTATTTCAACGCCGGGGACACGGATTGTGCCGGCACGGATGACGAGGTAGACGGTGGGGTCACGTTGACGGAATACGTCAACGTCATCGCCGCCTCGGACGTTCCGAACGGACCGGCTCACCTGACCTGCGTCATTAACCCCAAGGATGGGCAGTTGGGCACCGACGATCTGTATCTTTATGCAATCTGGGTTGAATACACCCGGGTGATCACCTAAGCCTTTGGGCAGGAGGATATAACCCATGATCATCAATCAGGAAAGTTTGGCCAATATCTACGTGGGCCTGTCCGCGGTATTCAACGTCGCGTTTCAGAGCGCCGAGGCCTGGTATCAGCGGCTGGCCATGACGGTGCCGTCCACCGGGCGCAGTCTGGACTACAAATTTCTGCTGGATTTTCCGATGGTCCAGGAATGGCTGGGGGACCGGGTGATCAAATCTCTGGCCGGCAAGAGCTTCCAGGTGGTGAACAAGGATTACGAAGCCACCGTCGAAGTGAGCAAAAACGACATCGAGGACGACCAGATCGGCCTATATACCCCGCTGGTACAGTCCCTGGCTTTCGAGGCCAAGAAGCACCCGGATTACCTCATCGCCCAACTACTGGCCAACGGCACCACCGGCGACTGCTACGACGGTAAAAAGTTCTTCGCCACCAACCATCCGGTGGGGAAAACCTCGGTGGGCAACTACGACGCCGGCGCCTCCACGGGCTGGTATCTGCTGGACGTGAGCCGGCCGGTCAAACCCCTGGTGTTTCAGTTGCGCCAGGCGGTGCAGTTGGTGCGCATGGACGCGGAAACGGACGAAAATGTCTTCATGCGCAAGCAGTATCGCTACGGGGTGGATTACCGGGGCGCGGCGGCATATGGCCTATGGCAGTTGGCCTATTATTCCACTCAGGACCTGACCGCGGATTATTACGCGGCGGCCCGGGCGGCCATGATGGCCTATAAAAACGCCGACGGCCGGCCTCTGGGGATCAAGCCCAGCCTGCTGGTGGTGCCGCCGTCGCTGGAGAAAAAGGCCCGGACGATCCTGAGCGCGGACTTTATCATCGGCGACCCCACCGCGGGCGGCTCCCAGAGCAACGTCTGGCAGAACAGCGCCGATTTGCTGGTGGTGCCGGAGCTCGCATAGGAGGCGGGGAATGAGGCTTAGGGGTCAGGGGTCGGCAAGATCGGCCCCTGACCCCTAAGCCCGTCCCCTGATAATATGGCTTACTGCACCCAGGAAGATTTGTTAAAGCTGATTCCGGAGCTGGAGTTGGCGCAAATCACGGCGGAGACGGGTGATCTCCCGGATACCGACGTGGTGACCGAGGGGATCGCCCTGGCCGACGCCGAGATCGACGCCTACCTGGCGGTGCGCTACCAGGTGCCGTTGTCCCCGGCGCCGCCCAGGGTTAAGGCCCTGTCCGCCGACCTGGCACTGTACCACCTGTACAGCCGACGGTCGGTGGCCCCGGAGACGCGCCGGCAGAGATATGAGGACGCGGTGGCGTTTCTGAAACTGGTGGGGGCCGGCAAGGCCGAAATCGTCGGTGCCACCGGGGCGGAAGTCGTATCCGGTCCCAATGAAGTGACCGAAATCGCCAGTTCCACCCGGACGTTCAGCCGGGACACGCTGAGGGATTGGTAATGACCGGGGTTGCCGTCAAGGTGCTGGCCGCCGACGCATTGGCCCGTCTCCAGGGCATGGAGGAACGGGGCAATAACCTCACCGGCTTGTTCCGGGCCTTCGGGAATTATATGAAGGGCAGCATCCAGCGGAACTTCGACGCCGAGGGGCGGCCCACAAAGTGGCAGCCCCTGGCTCCGGCCACCCTGGGGTCCTGGATGGCAGGGAAGAAGTCGTTTTGGAATAAGGCGAAAAAGGACGGCAGCCGCAGCTTGTCTAAACGGGGGCACAGCGCCCTGGCGGGCCGCAAGGTTCTGACGGATTCCACCGATCTGCGCAACTCCGTGGCGCCGGTTTCGATTACCCCCCGGGGGCTTATCATCGGCACCAACGTCGTTTATGCGGCGATTCACCAGTTCGGGGGCCAGGCGGGGCGGGGCCGCAAAGTCACTATCCCGCGACGGCCGTACATGCTGTTCCAGGATGAGGACGTTGAATGCTTCAACCGGATGCTCCTGGAATATATCCTGACCCGGAGAATCATCTGATGCCCCTGACCATCGTGGAGATCGAAGACGCCCTGGTCGCCAGGATTCAGGGAGAAGTGCCGGGGCTGGCCCTGGTGGAGACCTATGCCGGCCAGGTGGAGGACGATCTGCGGCACCTGGCCTACCGGTTTCCGGCGGTGCTCATCGCGCTGCAGGCCCGGAAGCGGGAGCCTGACCTGGAGGAGTTCGGCCAGGTTTACGGCTTCAATTACGTGTTCGATTTGTTGGTGTGCTGCCGCAACCTCCGGGGGGAGGCGGCGGGACGCCGGGAGGCCGGGGGCATTTACCAGATATTGGACGGCCTGCAAACGGCCCTGATGGGTCAGACCCTGGGACTGGCCATCCTGCCCCTGGAGTTCCAGGGGGAGGAAGCGGTCATGATCGCCAAGGATCTGGTGGTCTATAAGGCAACGTATTCCCTGGCGTACCAGGGAAACTTCGAGGAGGAATAGAATATGGCTC